AGAACCTCGAGCTGCCCCGGCTCCATGATGATGTCTGAGGTCTTGGTATCCGCACCAGATGAAAAGGGAATGCTAACTAGTTTTTTATCGAGAGCCATTAGAACACCCACAGATCTACGGTAACTGTACCGCCAGCAGTGAGGTAAAGGAACTTGTCTGGATTATCATTTGAGGACTGAACATCATAGACGTGCTGAGCCGCGTTTTTACCAACAACAATCCAGCCCTTAATCTTTCGACCAAGGCCATGAGAGATAATTGATGTTGTTCCAGATGCCAGTACCTGGTCAGTAATGAGAAGACCGTCAATGATTGAGGAATCCATGACAGGCATAAGCGTGTCTTGGAGTCTTGACTGGACCCGGTTCAGGTCAGGGTCAGGTACTTGGATTCGCTCGAATCTTCGAAGAGTCATTAGAATGTCCAGCGGTAGTATGGCATGACGCCGGTACTTTCATCCGTAATTCCTACAGGCTCAGAGGCATCTCTGTCGCGAGATGCATCCTCTATTCGAAGAGTGATTCTATCAAGATCTTGCTGAAGAGGAGTAATGCTTGTCTCCTCCTTTTGTCGCATCTTAATAGCAGCTACCAGAATCGCGTATTCTTCCCAGTTGAGCATAACCATATCATCCACGGTTGAAGTGTCACTATCCAACTCCGCAAACTTCGGGACATACCAAACCTTGATCGTGTCCGTTGAAGTTGGCTTTGGAGTGAAAACGATAGAGGATGCTCTTAGGCTATACTCATAATCGGCATAACCATTACTGTTGTGAATTGCTACATCAGCCTGATACCTGTTTCTGTCTTGGAATGAGAATCGCCTAACACGAACGACATCATTCCCATGAAGCGCATCGACGCCAAGCAACTTGTAGAAGTTGTTTAGCCCGATATCCGCAAATCGATAGGTGTCCTGGTCAGCCACCAGAGAGAAGGACACTTGGTTGACGTACTGATCCTCATACTTGAGAACCAGCAAGTCATGGAGCTCACCCAAACCAACGTTAATATAATCGTTGATCTCAGCGTCGGTGAAGAAGTTATTCCCCACCGCGTCCACACGTTGCCTGGCCCGTGCCCTTAACTCTGATAGCGTCGACATCAGTACTCGCCTTTGTCCTCAAGCTCTAGACAAATGTGAATAGCATCCTTGAGATTTTCAGCGAACCCCGATGAGTTACCATTTTCAAGAGCCCGCATTGCAGACTCTGCTGCGCTCTTAAACGCATCGTGTCCCGCATCGCCAGAATCAGACTCTTCACTAAAGTCATCATCCCCGCCCTTGCCTTTAGGCGCACCGAGAAGAACTGCAATTTCAGAACTCTTCATAGTTACTCCAGGTAGATCGGGGGCCGAAGCCCCCTATCCAGAAATTATCAGGTATCCACATCAAGAACGGCACAGAAGTGAACTTCAATGCCAGATGTTGGAGTGCTTTCAATGTTACCGGTGTCATCAATTGTCTCGATGACGATGGTTCCACCAGTGGTTCCATCTGCAACGCTGTGTGACTTCAATGCTGCAATCAGCGACTCACCAGTAGCGCTAGTTGCATTCATTACAGTCGCAGTGCAAGAAATGAGACCATTATAGGCACGGTCAAGGGTGATTGTGAAAACACCGCTAGAAACAGCAACGGAAAAACCGGTGCCGCGCACAGTGCCAACATCATGTGAAAAAGAACCAGCAATAATAACCTGCTCTGTTCCACCAAGTGATTGAACAAACGCCATGATCTACTCCTTACGCCAGCGCTACGCGGCAGTTGTAACCAGGAGCCGTGCAAAGAAGGTTCCCGTAGTAGCCCCAGCGGTACTCTACCCCATCTTCGTTAGCCTGGCGAACGCCTTTTAAGCCATCGAAGTCGAGAAGACGAGGAGCTGGTCCAAGGGACTTGAGCTTCCACGTATCCAACTGGAGAAGATAAGCAACATTGATTGGGCAGTTGTGATCAGCATACACGTCAACCATTCCGGTAGGAGTGGCAATGCTGATACTTGAAAATCCGAAAGTTGCGGCAGCTTCACCAGCGTCATAGCGACGACGGTTATTTGCTCCAGCAACTGCTGCACGGCCTTCCAAGTCGAGCGCAAGCTCGGCCCAGTCAGTGGGATTCATAAAGCATGCATCAGGACGACCACCTTCGCGAGAGGTCTTAACCGCCGCATTAATGATTGTCTCCATTACGCTTGATGCATAGCTCTGGCGCTGCCCACCGAGGCGGGTTTTATCCAGAGTACGATCTACACCAAAGAATGATGATGATGTGACACTGGATGGAATCCACGCATCAAGACCAGACATCTTAATGTTAGAGCCACCGTTAGCCGCATCGCCTTCAGCATAAAAGAAATCCGCTGTTGATAGGGATGAGATTCCAGTTGTGCCTGCAACGTTGGTTGTAATGGTATCAGCATCACGATCAACCGCTGTTACTTCAAGAACGCCGTTATACAGGGCGCTTCCATCAGTAGCACTTGCCTTAAGGCGCATGCCAACTTCGAAGTTAATTGCATGACCTGCAACCAGTTCGATGGTTGTATCACCAAGACTCGCAGAAGATGCGTGAACTTGGCCGATTGAGCCTGTGCCACTGCGGTAAATGTCTCGGCCCATCGTGCGCGCAAGCGTGTGAAGAGCAGAGTCAGTCTTTGCCTTAGCAACATCAAGAAGAGAGCCTTCGCTACCATCGGCAGCAAGAAGCGTCTCGTTATCAACGCTGACCACGGCATAATCTTTAACTCGAGTAACTACAAAGTCCTCAAGCTTGGTTCCGCCACGGTTGTTTTGAGCAGTCTGAAAGTCAGCACTGCGTCCTTGGGTTAAGCCATACTCAACCGCATACGTTGCGTTTCGCCCAGGAAAGCTAGTTTCCTTGGGAATCATCGCAAGCAATGGGTTGTTTTTGTACACCATATTTTCGACCTTCTTATACGGGTACATGTGCTTCATGGCCGCATCGAAGTTCGTTAAGTTAAAAGAAGCCATAGCTTCCTCCTAATCACGTAAAGAGTTTGCCTTTGTACATCTCCCGAATTTCTTCGTACGAGAGATCTTCTGCATTTTTTCGCGTGGGCTGCTGTTGCCACGCTGAGGACATTGTTGCGCTTCGTCCCCGATTTCCTGCTGTTGCTCCAGGGTTGTACTGTCTAAACTTCTCGGCTGCTGCCTCTGAAGAATAGAACTCCTCTTCACGCTTACGGAGGCCGTCTTCAATCTTACTGAAAGCTTCTTCTATAGTGATATTCTCACCAGTTTTTCGATAATATGCAACCATTCCCTGAACAACGTCCTGGGCTGAGCATGCGTCTTTGACCAAGGCATACTGCTCAGTGCTTGTTGCAAAGTCTTCAACCTCCGAAATCAAAGTACCAAATGCCTGCTTAGAGCGGCTTTCTTCTACTTGCTGACGCGCTGCGGCATCTCTTCTAGCAATCTCGGCCTTTAATTCGTCGAGCTCTTTCTGGGTCTTGCCCACTTGTTGCTCAACCGGAATTTGGTCGCCATAAATTTGCCGCTGGGTCCACTTCTGATAGTATTCCGCCGGGTCAATCCCCTGGGAACGAAGGAACTCTTCAGGGCTTTCTTCTAGTTTTTGACGTGCGTTGCGAAGCTGTCCAAGCTGCTGCTCCCTCTGGGCAAGCTGCTGCTCTTTTTGCTTCATCTCAATTTCTTTAGCTCTTACCTGTTTTTCCCGGCGAAGGTTCGCAAGAAACTCCTTGCTCTTTGGCGGGGGCCCAGGCTCCTGCTGCTCAACCGGCGCTTCAGCCTGAATCGGTGAGGCTTCTTCTGAGAAGATGTTAAACGACTCTGGCTCGGAGGGCTGTGCCTCGCTTGGTGTCATGGGTGCTTCTGGTTCTGATGGGGCTGATTCTTCAGTCATTTAGCTGCTCCTAAATAGGTAGATTTCCTATGCCCGGAGGTAATCCAGGCGGGGGACCACCAGCCCCAGGAGGACCTGCCGGGGGAAGCGGAAGACCACCGCCCGGAGCTGGAGGCATTGCAAGACCAGGAGGTAATCCCGGAGGAGGTCCGGGTGGCATTCCTGGCGGCATACCCATACCAGGTTGCGCGCCTGGCATAGGCGGAGCCCCCATCGGAGGAGGCTTTGTTGCACCAAGCAGGCTATCGGCCTGAGAGATCCAACGACGCAATAACTCTCGACGCTCCTCTGGAACGTCTTCAAGAATCGCAAGGTTATAGGCTGCTTGAACTCGCTTAATGCCGAGCTCAAGATTCATGTATGGCTCGGGGCCAATGTATTCACCCTCTTCCACCATCTTCTCAACAGCCATATCGATTACGTCTATATGAGCGTTCTTGATCCTATTGGCCCGCTCAATGTCCGGGAAGTCGAGCAACTGATGCGCCTCTTCTTTGGTGAACATTCCGTTAAGCATCATCTCATTAACCGAGGCCAGCTTGGCTGCAGGCGTCTGAGGCAATGAGCCGATAGGTTTAATCTGAATCACATACTCATCATCATCGAGATCGATATCCGACCACTTAACAATCTCTAGGCCGGTCTTCTTGTCAAAGCTCTTGGATGAGAAGCTGCTGTCCCCGGACGAAACATCTCTGACAAGTTCTATGATCTGCTCGGAAATATCCAGGAAGAGCTGCTCATAGGCTTGGCCGACAACCATGAATCGCTCTGACTCAATGTCTGAGAACTCCCGCAAAGCTCGACCCGACTCTAGGCCAACGGGCTTTTTGCTCTGAGCCGCAAGCTGGGAGATGCCTGTCATCTCGTAGGCTCTCTCAACCAGTCGGTCCAAGTGGGAGAACATCTCACCCGAGACAGCGCGTGGAACAAAGAACTGTGGTGGCGTTCCACGGTACTTCATCACTCCCCAAACTCGATTATTGAGGTGGGCTTGGACAATCTTGGAAGAGTCTTCGATGATCT